CGCACCGACCACGGCCAATGCCTTCGTCGTCACCGGCTCCGGTCCCGTCGCTCCGCCGGCTCCCCCGGCAGCCGTCAACATCCACATCTCCTACGTGATGGGGCGCGGCTACTTGGGCGCGACCACCCTGGAGAGCCTGAAGACCTACATCGTTCCGGCGCAGGCATCCGAGTCCGACCCGCTCGCCCAGCGCACCAAGGCCGGCTGGAAGCAGCTCTTCAAGGCCATGGTGCTCAACCCGGATTTCGGAACCCGCATCGAAGCTGCCTCGGCCTTCAACTAGAAAGGGAATCCTATGGCCCGCCGCCCCGATCCTCCCGATGACGACGACGCCCCTCCGTCCCGGCGGAAGAGCGCCCCTCGTACTGAGGACCGACCGGAGGCGGCGGTCCCACCCCGCCGGGCTGCCGAGCCCGAGCCCGAAGCCGAGCCCGAGCCCGTCGAGCGCCAGCCGAAGCCGCTCTCCGAGCTGTCGGACAAGGGCCTCGTCAAACGCCTGCTCCGCTACACGGAGGAATTTCAGATCCTCTCTGGCGACAGCTCCCCCTTCGCCGTCCAGCGCCGGGTCGAGCTGACCCGCGCCATGCGCGCCGTCCAGGCGGTGCGCGACGCCCGCGAGCCGATCGTGGAGGTCTCCGTCCCCCGGTCAGTGACCGGGGAGCCCTTCGTCCTCGGCCCGGCCGTCTTCCCCCCTGGCATCCACTACGTCCGCGCCTCGGTCGCCCAGTACCTGCTCTGGCTGATCGGGGAGAACCAGCGCATCGAGCGCCAGCGCCTCCAGGCGAACAACCGCTCGATCGACCTCGGCACCATCGGCTCGCGCGCTCGCCTCGCCAACATCGCCCGCGACGATGGCCGCGACGACTGGACCGGCCGAGGCACCTGACGGAGTCCTACAATCGACCGCGCAACGGAAATCGTTGCGTCTTCAGAAACTGGGATGGGGTGATGGGAGATAAGGTAAGAAAGAAAGAGCTGCTGCTCCGCGCCGGCGCAGCCGAGCCCTGGCGCTACGGCCCCTACCGGGTGGTCATCACGCGCCGGGTGACCGAAGAAGAGCAGATCTCGGTGGAGTGCTACGAGGAAACCCTCCCTGACGCGCAGCGCACCTACGCTGCCATCATGGACTCGATGCGCCAGGCGATGATCGCTCACAACGAGAAGGTCGTCCTCGCCCACTCCGCCCACCTCTCGCGGATGGACCGCATGATCGAGCGCCGGGCCGAGAAGGTGCGCGAGCTGGACGCCGCCTGCGCCGAGCGCCGCGAATGGCTCACCGAGAAGGGGATGCACGCCGACGACATGCCGGCTCCCTTCGAGGACGGCGAGGACGCATGAGGCAGACGCGCGGCGAGATCATCAACCAGGCGATGCAGCTGGTGGGGAACAACTCCACCACCATGCTCGCCCAGGCGCGGATCAAGCTGAACCGTATCTTGCAAGATCTCTACCAGCAGTGGGACTGGCCCTTCCTCTGGCTCTCGACCCAGCTCACCATCCTGCCGAACGGCGTGATCGTGCTGCCCGCCGATTTCGTCAAGCCGGAAGACGATCGCTCGCTGGTGGTGGTGCAGGCGAACGGCCAGGCGATGCGCCGCATCGTCCAAGAGGTGGACCATCGCACCTTCGACTCGCGCCTGCTGGAGGTCTCCGGACTGATCCCGCAGATCTGGACGATCGACTACGTCGTCCCGGTGGGGAAGGCATGGCCGCTGCCTGACGGGGGCACGGCCATTGCCACCTTCCGCTACAAGTTTCTCCCCACTGACGTGGCGCCCACCGACACCATCGCCTACGACGCTGACATCCCCACCTTCCCGTGGGACAGCTTCCTCCAGCACCAGCTGGTCGAGTGGGGCATGCTCTACGAGTCGGACCCGCGCCGGGCCGAGCAGCTCACCATTGACGAGGGCTACCTCCAGCGCCTGCGCGGCTCGGCTTTCCCTGATCGCAGCTATCCCTCCACCGTGCCGCTCGATCCCGTGTTCTTCTCCACGCCGAATTGGGGGTACGGCAGGGGGAGCAGCGGGGGAGGCGGCCAGCGAGTCGTCTAGATGGCTGCGCCGCAGGACGCGCCCGAGCAGGCGTTCCGGCTGCGTCAGTTTCAGGGCGTCAACACCACCATCGACTCGACCTTCCTCGGCCCGTCCTTCCTCCAGCTCTCGCAAAACTGGTTCCCCGCCGTCAGCTTCCGGCTCGCGAAGCGGCCCGGCAACGTCCTCTTCCAGCACATCGGCAATAGCACCACGGCAGTGACAGACCTGCTAGCTGACTCCCTAGCAGGCATCACCTACCTCTACGCCTACTGCCAGCGCGCCAGCGATGCCGTCATCGCGGTCTCCATCAACGAAGGCCCCTTCGGCTTCAACCCGCCCAACGTCACCTTCCCCACGGCGACCGCGCGTGGCCGCCTGGTGCGCTTCCGCGACCGCGTCTACGCCGGCAACGGCGTCGATCCGCTGGTCAGCTGGAAGGTGACCGATCCCGCCGGCACTCCCGCTCAGGTCTACGGGGCGATGGGCGCGCTCTCTCCCGGTGGCACCGCGTCCGCGCAGAACAACCCCACGGGCACCAACCTGAACGCGATGCCGACCGGCACCTACCAGGTCTGCTTCGCGGTCTACGACACGGTCACCAAGTTTTACGTCAGCCGGGGCGATCCCATCGTGGATGCCACCAACGGCCAGCCCGGCATCGTGATCGGCACCGGGACCAACAACACCGGCCAGTCGCTGCTCTGCCACTCGCCAACCGCCGCGCTCGCCGCGAACCAGGTCTACCGCTGCTTCATCGCCTACCGGGGCTTCCCGATCGAGTACGCCACCGCGCAGGGCACGGACTGGAAGGCCGACGAGCAGCGCACCTTCACGTCCATCGACGTGACCGATCTGCGCTGCCCCATCAAGGCAGGGGTGACAAGAACCGGAAATATGTTTCTTGTCTGGCGTAACCGCGTCATCTTCGCGGGCTCTCAGGCGGAGCCCTTCGCGATCTTCGCGACCGACACGATCCTCCCCGGCCTGGAGCAGGACATCTACAACCAGGGCACCTTCTTCCCGGTCGCCGCCAAGGTGATGCTCCCCGACACCGTCACCGGCATCGGCATGGCGGGCGCGACCACCGACCTCGATCCCACCGCCCCTCTGCTCTTCTTCACGCAGACCCGCACCTTCCTCTGCCAGGACGATCCCTTCGATCCGAACGGCTCTGCCGTGCTGCTGGAGATCGCCTCGCGCGTCGGCTGCGTCGCCCATGACACCATCGTCACGACCCCGCTCGGCACCATCTTCGCCGGCATCGACTCGATCTACCTGATCCCGCCCGGCGGCGGCTACCCGCAGGACATCGGCTGGCCGATCGCCTCCGAGATCCGCCAGCTCGATCCGGGGACGCGCTCGGAGATGAACGCGATCTTCCACAAGCAATTCTATAAGATTGCTCTCCCCCCAGGCTTCGGAGAGTGGTGGCTCGATCTCCGCCAGGGGCTCGGCTCCGTGCCGCAGTGGTGGGGACCGATGCTAACGCAGAACATCCAGCCCTGCTGCCACACCGCCGAGCTAAACTCCCAGAACGAGATCGACCGGGGCTACGCCGCCTACAACGGCACCGACATCGTCGTCCTGCTCCACCAGCTCGGCATCTACACCGACTACGATCCCTCGGTCCCGACGATGAACCTCCGGGGCATCAGCTCGGTCATCAAGTCCGGCCGCTTCGACGCCGAGCAGCCCTTCGTCGCCAAGGTCTTCACCCGACTCCGCCTGATCTGCGAGACCGCTGGCGAGTCGAGCATGCAAGTCCTCTTCGAGACCGATGGCGGCAGCACCTGGCCGATCGAGGACATCCTCCTGGGCGAGGGCATGCATACCCTCGGCCTCTTCCGCCACACGGTCGCCGCCGATCCGCCCGGCCCAGCGCCAGAAGAAAGCTGGGTGGACACGACCTACAATCCGATCGGCGCGCAATTCGGCACCATCGCTCCCACCGAGGCGCAGACCATCACGCCCGCTGTCCGCCCGCGTGGGCTCTCGATCGTGGTCACCCTCTCCCACTCGCCCGAGCCGACCGCCGCCAGCATGAACCTGCCGAACGTCGAGCTGCGGGATTTCGAGCTGCTCTTCCTCCCGGTCGGACGCAAGGTCCGCTATCTGGGAGAGAGCACTGGAAAGTGATAGGAGCTGCCCATGGCGCACGTCGTCCGCCCGCCCAAGGCCAAGGGCCACAATACCTACCAGGGCGAGGTGGCGGCCGGGAAGCGTGACATCCTCGACAGCGAGGTGGATGCCGATTTCCAGACGATCTACAGCATGGTAGATGGCGGCCTAGACGACTATAATGTCCGGGCCGGGGCAGCGGTCGCCTACTCGAAGCTGAACCTGACCGGCCA